TTACCTATATTTATGTTCATAGGTTGTTTTGTTGCTGATATATTATCTCATCCTACACACTTTGGTGAGTATTGGAGTGAAGCATTTTGTACTGCATTACTTGCTGCAATATTTTCTTACGTAATAACTTTATCTCCTGCAGGTAAAAAACTACAAGAGTATTTGGATGACTAGAAAAACTAATACAATGTTAATAGGTTTATTGGGTACAATTTTATTAGGTTTAGCAACATGGACATTAGTTACATTAATAGAGCTGCAATTAGTAGTAACTATGATTCAATCTGATTTAATGTCTATTGATAAACAATTTGGCAGGGTATATAATTTTATAGACTCTGTTAGAAGTAAATAAGGATTTAAGTTATGTGGTTTAATTTATTAGGAATGGCAGTAAAAACTGGTGCTGAGGTTTATAAGAATAGACAAGAAACTAAAAAATTAGAATCTTTAGCTGAGAAAAATCATATGGCTAAGATGGCTTCAGGAGAAATAAATTATCAAAAAGCTGTAATGACCAATCAAAATCAAGGTTGGAAAGATGAGCTAGTTTTGATAATAGTAGTTTTACCTATAGTAGTATTAGCATGGTCTGTATTTAGTGGTGATCCTCAAGCAAAAGAAAAATTAGATTTATTTTTTCAATACTTTAATAACTTTCCAGAATTTTATAAATGGTTAGTTCTTGGAATATTTGGTAGTATATATGGTCTAAAACCAGGTATGGATTTATTTAAAAAGAAATAATGTCTGACAACTTAGAATTGTTAAACGAATATAAAGAACAGGTCAGAATACTTAAGCAAGAGATTGCTGAGTTGCAAGACGCTGGTAAATCTAAAGATAGTGCTAATAAAAGGTGCTTACAAAAACTAGAACATATTAGTATTGATTTAGAAGAAGCTAATAAAAAAATTAAAGAATTAAAAGAAAATAACAAAATAATGCTTGAACATCCTTAATGAAATTTTTATTAGTAATAACTATCTGCTCATCTAATTTAGGAATTTGTATAAACCCTCAACCAATGGGACAGTTTGATAGTTGGTATGAATGTTCTAATCAAGGTTATTCTCTTGCTTATGATTTTAATAAATCTATGGGTAAAGATAGAGTAAACGAAGAAAAGACTATTGTTAATTTTTCTTGCCAAAAATTTGATTCAATCTGATGTGGTGCGTCATTTGGAAAAAAGATAATATCTATCAGATATTCACTAATATTATCTTTGAAACAGAAAAAAAAGCATTAGAATTTAAAGATAAACAAAAGTCTATGCGTAAAAAACATGATTGCAGAGCAGTTAAATATGATTATAAATATTTTAATGGAGTAACCGAAAATGAAATTGACAGATAATTTTACATTACAAGAGATGATACAATCTCAAACTGCTTTAAGAAATGGCATAGATAATACGCCAAGCTCAGAGCATATAGAGAACTTAAAATTATTATGTGAACATATTCTACAACCTTTAAGAGATGATTATAATTTACCTTTAGTAATTACCTCTGGTTATAGATCAAAAAAATTAGCAGGATTAGTTGGCTCTAAAATTACCTCACAACATTGTTCTGGTTGTGCAGCAGATTTTACTATTCCAGGAATAGATAATAAAAAAGTATTTAAACACATCATAGAAAATTTACCTTTTGACCAAGCAATTCTTGAATATTATACTGAAGATAATGGTGGATGGATTCATGTTTCTTATGTGCCAAATGGCAGGGGACAAGCACTAACTAAAGATAAAGAAGGTTATAAAACATGGCAATAGATAAAGCTAAAATGAAATGTAATTCACCTAAAAGACAAATATCAGGTGGTAAGAAATTTGTAGTTAAAGCTTGTAAAGGTGGCAAGGAAAAGATTATTAGATATGGTGATGCCAATATGACTATAAAGAAAAACATTCCTGCAAGACGAAAATCTTTTAGAGCTAGACATAAATGCGAAACTGCTAAAGATGTATTTAGTGCTAGATATTGGAGCTGTAAAAAATGGTAAAAAAATTCTTGATAAAAAGTATAGTTAAGTTAAGAATGCTATATGCCGATTTAAGAGGTCATCATGGTAAAAGATGGAACTATGAACCTTCTGATTGGTATATGGGTAAACATAAAAGGAGAAAATAATATGCCAATGGTTAATGGAAAAAAATACCCTTACACTAAAAAGGGTAAGGCAGCTGCCAAAAAAGCTAAAATGAAAAAATATAAGAAAAAGAAATAATGAAAAAAGGTTATCACAAAACTAAAGATGGTCGTACAGTTAAAAAAGGATTGTACTACTATATGAATAAGAAAAAAAAGTCTGGCAAAAGTAAGCCAGGTAAAGGAACAGTTTCTGATAAAGCATTAAGAAAAGCAAAGAGAACTGCTAAGAAAAAATAATTGTTATTAGGTGTAGTTGCTTGTCAACTGGGTATGATGGAGGGGTAAACAATATTCGTATGTCTAAAACTTGGGTAAGAAAAGAAAAGATAGCTGACGTTGGTAAGTGTAGATATTGTAAAGCAGATATGATTTCTACTGATTCCTTTGTAGCTTTTGCTAATCACACTAAAGCTCATTATAAATGTATGAAAGAAGATGATCTTAAACCTAAATCAAAGTTTGATTGGTAATCAATATCCCCAAAATTTCTTAGCATTATTTAAATAATCTTCGTTAGCATCATTGTTCCAAAACATATGTGTAAAGTCTGGTTGAATATAATCTTTAAGAACATTTGGATCATTACTAATCTTCATTAAGTTTTGCCTAACTTTAGCTCTTTGAATAATTCTAGGTATTCTTTTCTTAATATTCTCAGGCTTTAACTCATCACAATTACCTGCATGATAGACTCTAAATTCTTTCTCATTTACATAACAAAGATAAACTGGAACCTCAAATACTGAATAATAGAAATCAACTTGTAATAAATTATGGGGTGATGGTCTGTCAGGTAGTTTACCTGGAAACCAAGACCTAGTTCCATCCTTTTTAACAATACCCCTTCTTGGCATTTTACATTTATCTTCAATGATAACGTTATCTCCTTTTAAATCTATGTAACCATGAACAGGAATATTGATACCATCAAACCATTTAAAAGCTTCTACCTCTGGTTTACATTTATCATAACCAGGAATAGTTTGGTGAGCCTTATGACAGTTAGCAATCATTAAAGGTACTATGCTTTTATAGTAACTTAATTTCTCTTGGTCATCAGGTGTAAGTGCAACTAGTTTATCTAGCTTATCTTTTACAGGAACAAACATTATAATTTACCTTCTATATTATCTATAGCTTCCTCAAAAGCTTTATTAAAAATATCTGCTTCTGTTGGCTTGTCTGCAAATTGAGTATCTTGTAAAAAATAAGATATAGGTTTTTTTAGATATTGACCAATTTCAAATAATCGAACTAAGGGTATTCGGTTTTCCCCTTTTTCATATTTTTGAATTTGTTGAAACGTAGTATTAACTGCTTTAGCAACTTTAGTTTGAGTAATTAAAAATTGCTTACCAGTAAATTGATTGACATTAGTTTTTCTAGCTTCTTTTATTCTTTTACCAATAGCTCTGTAAAACTCTATATCTTTCTTAAACACATTTGGCTTGTCTTCTTTCATTTTGTTTCCTTCCTTTAATTTAGAGTATAAAATCCCTAAGTAGTTTATGCAACTTTTTGTATATGCTAATTAAGCATATAAAAATCTAGCGTCTTTATTCTCAGCTTCAACTATTCTTCTATATGTTTTAATATAGTTTTTCATAGCATCTAGAGTGTGAACACATTGTCTTCTGTTCTTACCATTCATTATTTCTTTATGGTTTTTCTCTAGTTTTTGATAAAGCCTAATATTGCTATTACTTAGAGCCATCATTCTCCTCATTGACTATTTTTATATTTGCCTTCAAAAGTTTGCTGTCAATGATATTTACTTTTGCAAACTCAGTAGGCATTCTTTGATCATGTGCTTTTTTAGTTGCTTCTTCAACTGTTGCACCATCAAAAAATTCTTCAAAATCAGCTGCTACCTCTAAACTAGATGTCTTTAAAACTTTAATCATTTAAAACCACATTTCTGCTATAACCTGCATAATCTCTTTTAAGTTCTTGTCGTTCCTCTAGTTTATCAATTAGTACACTAACTGAATTTTTACTCTTATATCCCATCTCACTAGCCATTTCTAAAAAGGTCGGCATATATCCATGTTTTGTACTATAATTTTTAATAAAATGCAATAGCTTCAACATTTTTGGAGTCATAGGTCTTCTACCTCTTTGTTTTGTTTTCATCTACTACCAACCTTCTCAATAATTCTGTGTACCCATTAATATCATCAAATGAATCAGCTTTATATTTATCTGATTGCATAACTCTCCAACACTTTAAAAAAATCATAAATAAACCAAAGAACTTTAAAGGAACTTTAACTGTTTTGTTATTATGAATTGTTAAATATTTCTCCATCATACCAACCATTGCATAGCTAGTGTGATCGAAATGACCATAATCACCTTGTTTTTCATGTAATAATTTATCTAAATTATTCATAAATTTTATATTGTTATCTGACATAATTCCCTTCTGTATCTTTGCACCAATGAGCTGCTACTTGTTTATTTTTGTATCTAACACCTATTGGTAAATAATCTATTGTTGTAACCTTTTCTAATCTATCCTGGCAAGTTGTAGAGGAACTACCAAAAGGAACTGTAACTTTTTCAATAGTCCCATCTACAAAAAACATAAACAGAAAGATAAATTTCACTAATTAAAATGGAATTTCTTTACTCTCTGCTTTAGGTTGTTTAGGTTTATATTCATTCTTATAACCAGAAAGAATAGTACCTGCATCATTTAACCAACCGATTAAACCTTTTTGACCACCTGCTTCAGGGTAATTCATCTCACCAGTAAACTTGTCATCACCTTTAAAGATAACTCCAACTTGTGCAAATACTTTTACAAATCTAGTGTTACCATTTTTAGATTGACCTTTTACTCCTAAGATTGTTCCTTTGTTACCATTGTCTAATGTAACATTTCCTGAAAAATCTAATTTAATAGCTCTTTCATTACTTGCATCAAATGGGAATAATACCCAATCTTTTTGCTTAGCACTACCATTGTTGTCTGTTGACATTGTTTTGTCCTCCATTTTTCTTTATTAGTTGTTGTTGTTGTTCGAATAATTTTTCAATTTTTTGATTTGAATTATTATTCTTTTTCCAATCAGAGTATAAAGCGGTCAACTTTGTTTCGGTTGTTTGCTTTTTTATTTCATTCTCAATTGAATTGGTTTTGTTATTACTTTGAGTAGTTTTATTTTGATTATTCAAAGCATTAACTAATTCTTCTGCACTAGCATATTCTGAACCAGATAATCCAAATGCTGCCAAACATCTTCCAAGAGCTGAACTAGAACAATTTTCTAATGCACTTGTTTTATTGATGAATGAAGAATTTCTAAACTCCTCTGCTGTACCTACTGCATAAATTGTATCTGATATATAAAGTTCAGTTTTAACAATTACTCTTTCGGCATCATGGAATAAAACTTCTTCATTAAATCTAGCTTCTGGAAAATATTGTAATAAATGTTTATGTCTTTCATTTACTGTAGAATATTTCTTTCCTTTAATATTTACAGTTGGAATGTTTATTAAATTCTCTAAACACTCTTTACGTCTTTCTTTAAAGCCGCCTTTACTTTTTTCTTCTGCTACTGTCTTTTTTACTGTCGTCATTTTTCTTGTTTCCTTCCTTTAGTTTTTTATTTTCTTCTATTTGTTGTTGATCTTTTAAAACTTTTAATTCTAAATAACTTTTATTCTTAGCCATCATTCTTTCTTCTAATTGTTTTAATTCTACTTTTTTTCTAAGCTCAGTTATTTCCTCATCTCTTTTTAAAAGTAAATCCTTATAGCTTTTAACCTCTTGCTCAAACCCTCTGATTCTTGTTTGCATTTTAGCAAGTTCCATCATTATCTTATCTGACATTATTTTTTACCTTTCATTACTTCTTCTAGTGTTAAATTATGAACAATCATATCTTGAACTGCCTGACCTACAATTCCTCCTATATCCATATTTAAATTGCCTAATAAAGCTTTTCTTTCTTTAGCTGTTAAGATTACATAATCATTAAACCATAAGTCTAAACTTTTATTAAGCTGACTTGGACTCATATGATCTGCTGTAAAACAACCCCCTTCTTCTTTCTTAGTCCATTCTTTTCCAATTGTTTTTAACATTTGTTCCTTTCTATTTTATGTACGAATATTGTCAATAAATAATACAAAATTAATTCCCCTAATAGTTTTATAAATCATTTATATTATATAGTTCTTTAATATCTACCTTGTAAACCGCAGGTCTATTGTTGTAACCAAAGTTTGTTAATCGTTCTGGCATATCTTGTGTAAAAGGAAACCAACCTAATATTGAAAATTCAAAATTACCTTCATGTATAATTAAAATATATTTTCCTTTTTTCTCTCCAGGTCTTATTATTAAAAAATTATAATCTTTCTTTTCTTGGGTTCTTATTTCAATATTACCTTGAAAGTCTGAGTCTGTATATCTCTCTAAATTATCAGTATAAGAACCATTATAAAATTTATTAAATGCTTTGGCGTAAGCTACCTCACCTAAAGCACCTAAGAAAGAATCTGCTATTTGTTTTCTGTAATCTCCTTGATAACCATAGGAGAAACCTTTTCCCATTTTA